CCCCCGCCGATACCGTGATAGCGTCGCCGTTGAGTACGTTCTTGCTCCGGGTAAAGGAGCCGTACCAAAGCAAATTGCCCGCCGTCAGCGCGTCATAGATGCCCCAATAGGCCACCGTGCCGAGGTCTGCCGTCAGAGTGCCGAAGTCAACGGGCGCGGAGTTGGAAACCTGTTCTTTGCCGGACACGAGGGACGGCGCGCTAAAGTTGATAATCTTTCTCGCGTATCCGCCGCCGGATACCTCCGTACCCGTTCCGCTCGCCGTCGGGTCGGTGAGGAAAAGAGCGAGGTAGTACGTCCCGCTCCGCAAGGACGTATTCAAGAGAGTGGATGCGTGGACGTTAGATAATGCGCTCATAGTAGAAACCTCCTAATTTTTTAATTTACCTTGAGCCGTGTTATCGTCAGCGTTTGGATATTACCGCGCGCCGTGATATAGATTAAGCCGTCCGTTTCCTGCGTCCCTCGGACGTTGACCGCCTCCGTGTGAGGCAGAGAGACGGATTTCACGTCCTGCTGATTGTAGCGCAAGGACTCGGCGAACGGCTTACACAAGAAACGTACCTCGCACGTCCCCGTAACGGCGATTTGCTCGATAGAGATACCGCCGACGACCTTTGCGGAGTACGCCTTTTCGGGCTCGTCGTCAAATACGAGCAAGCCCTCGCCGGAGAGCCATTCCGCCACGGCGCGCGCTCGCGTTCTCACGCCCGCGTAATGGTAGCCCTCGCCGACGAAAGCGACCGTGCATACGATTTCGCGGTTTTCGTAACCGTCCTCTATGTCGTATGTGCCGCTCTTGCCGGGTATCGTGTATTGCGTTACCCGTTTCGCGGGGAGGAGTGTTCGGTCTGTGGATTTGAACACGACTCCCATATCCCCGCTATGCTTGTTGTCGAAAATAAAACCCATGCTCACGCCATAGATACCCCCTTGCTCCGCGATTTCGATTTCTGCATATTGTAGAGCTCGCGGGAAATCTTCTTTACGTCCGCCTCCTCACGGACGACGAGCTCCGCGATATGAAAATGATTTACGACGTTTGTATCTCCGCCGCCGGAGGTCGTCGCACCGCCGCCGCGCCCGGTCAAGTCCGCCGGAACGGATGCGGAGACGGCCTCGACGGTCGCCTTTGCGGAAAAGCCCGTTTCGATTTCCCCGATAGAGCTTTTGAGCTTGTCGTTTACCGCCGCGAGCCCGGAGTCTACCTCGGCGAGCATTTCCTCGCCCATAGCTCCATAGGCTTTTACGGCCTTGCTCTTGTTCTTCTCAATGCCGACGACTGCGCCCTCGACGTTCATTTCGGACACCCACGCCATTTTTGTGCTCGGGGAGTGGATGCCGAAAAAGTCCGTAATGCCGTCCCAAATGGAGGAAATCCACCCGGACACTTTATCCCATAGCCACCCGGCGAGCGACTGGATGCCTTGCCACAAGCCCCGGACGAGGTTTTTACCGACCTCCGCGACCTGCGACACGCCCTCGCCGAGCGCGCTCACGATGCCGGTAATAATCTGCGGCATAGCGCGGACGATTTCGGCGATAATCTGCGGGAGGTTGGTAATGAGGGCAGTTAAGAGCTTTACGCCCGTCTCGATTATTTTCGGGATATTGTTCACGAGGGCGTTAATTACCGCCGTGATGATTTGCGGGAGTGCCTGTACTATCGTCAAAATGATTTGCGGGAGGTTGGTAATAAGCGCCGTCAAGAGCTTTACGCCCGCCTCTACGATTTCCGGCAAATGGTCGAGGAGCGTCGAGATAGTGCTTTCGATGATTTGCGGCAAAACCTCGCATATCGTCGTAATGATTTCCGGGAGGTTTTCCACAAGGGCGGTTAAAAGCTCGACTCCCGTCTCGATGATTTGCGGGATAGCGTCGAGGAGCGTCGTTACGAGGCTCTCGATAAGCTCCGGCAAAGCCTCGAGGAGTACCGGGATAGCCTCGAGAACGCCCTCCGCGAGCCCCTGCATGAGTTGGAGCGCCGCGTCGATAAGCAAGGGTATATTCTCGATAAGCGTCGATACAATGGTCGTCACCGTCTCCACCGCCGCCGGAATGAGCGTCGGTAGTGCCTCCGCGATACCCTGCACGAGCGTTGTAATGAACTGTGCCGCCGCCTCTACGACGAGCGGCAAAGCCTCGATAATGCCTTGTACGAGCGTTGTCACGAGCGAGGCCGCCGTGTTCATAAGCTCCGGGAGCACCGATGTAAACCCGCTCAAGAGCGCCTCAAAGAGCCCGACTCCCATTTCGAGGAGTTCCGGCAGGAGAGGCGCGATAGCGTCGAGGATGCCCTCTAATGCGTTCGGGACGGTTTTTGCGAGGTTTCTAACGACCGGCGTAATGTTCTTGACGACGGAATTAAAGGAGTTTACGACGTTATCGCATAGCTTGTCTATGTCTGCGTCTGCGTCGCCGAGGCCGGTAATGAGGTTTTGAAACGAGGATTTCAGCATCCCGATAGAGCCGGAGATAGTCGCCTCCGCCTCTTTTGCGGTCGTCCCCGTGATACCCATTTCCGTTTGTACGACGTGAATTGCGTCTACAATATCCGAATAACTCGAAATATCGTACTTTACGCCGGAGAGCTTCTCCGCGTCCTCGAGGAGCCTTTGCATTTCCTCTTTCGTACCGCCATACCCGAGCTTGAGGTTATCGAGCATTGTATAGTTCTGCTTTGCAAAGCCGGAGTATGCGTCCTGAATGGAGGCCATGTCCGAGCCCATTTTGTTGGCGTTGTCGGACATATCCGTAATTGCCATGTCCGCATATTTCGCGGCTTTCTCCGTGTCCCCGCCGAGGGAGGAGATAAGGCTCGCGGAAAACCCGGTCACGGTTTCCATATACTCGTTTGCAGAGAGCCCGGCGGTCTTGTATGCGTCGTTCGCATACTCCATTACCTTACCGGAGCTATCCTTAAAGAGCGTCTCAACGCCGCCGACTAACTGCTCATAATCAGCGTATGCGCTGATAACCTCTTTTCCGAGCTTTATTGCCGCCGCCGCGAGCGCCGCCGTTGCCGCCGCCGCCGCTGTTCCGAGTGCGGTCGCGGCAGTCTTTACCTTGTCGAACTTCTTCCCGGCCTCCTCGGAGTCCTCTCCGGCCTTTTTGACCTCTTTCCCGTATTCGTCGATTGACTCGGCGCACCCGTCGGAGGATTTCGCGGCCTCGTCCATATAGGAGGCGTTTTTATCGAGTTCCGAGCCGAGCTTGTTAAGCTCCGCCTCGGCGTTATTTACCTGTGTTTGATAGGAATTGACGGAGCGAGTCGTAGACTCGTATCCTTTTTCAGCGGCGGAGAGCTCTCCCTTTGCCTTTTCGAGTTCCGCCGTGAGCTTGGCTTGCTCCTCGGTCGTGTCGCCCGTCTCGTCGCCGAGCGCGGCGAGAGCGGCCTCGCAACGCGAAATCTCGGATTGCGCGGAGGAGACTTTTTCGGCGTAGTCCGATTGAGCTTTTTTTGCTTTCTCGAGCTGTTCCGCCGCCGCCTTGACCTTTTCTTTCTGTTGGTCGTACATACGGGAGAGTACGTCGCTTTTCGCGCTCAAAGCCGCGTAGCTGTTCGCCTGTCCCGCGTATTGACTCTCTACGAGCTTTAATTCCGATTTAAGCGTTCCGAGGGCGGAGTTTATGTTTTTGAGAGACTCCTTGTATTCTTTTTCGCCGTCGATAGCGACTTTCGTTTTTATCTCACGGTTTGCCATTACACGCCCTCCTCGCCTCTGTTCTTACCGTGTGCGGATAGGTATAGCTCCCAAAGGTCGAAAACCTCTCCGGGAGCCATAAAAAGAGCCTCCGCCGGGGAGACTCCGCAAAGAACGGCGATACGGTAGTATTCCGCCCGCCTTATCTTGTTTTTTTTTGATTAAGTTCCGCGAGCCCCTCGTCGATTTCGTCGTCCGCCGGGCTCGTTACCTCTCGACCATAGCCGAGCTCGATAGCCGTCATAATTGCGCGCTTGAGCGTCACGATTTCAAACGGCCTCACCATGAGGAGAAAATCGTCCTTTTCCGGGATAGCGCCCGGGTCGTATCCGAGCCGCCGACGGAGGAGCTCGCCGCGCTCTGCCAGTACCGCCGCGATAGCACACGTCGCCGCGAAGCTCTCGCGGGTATCCTGCTCTATTGCCTCGAGTGCGAGTTGTGTCCCGCCGAAATCGTCCCGGAGTGTAAACATAGCCTCGCCGTCAAATGCGAGGTAATACGTCGCGTCCGCGAGCGTCACTTTTGCCGTTTTCATGCCTTTACCCTCCAATTACCAAAGCGGGAGGCGAGCCGTTCTCGCTCGCCTCCCGTCCGTGCTGATATTAGCCTCCCACTTTGCCGAGCTTGGTATCGCACCACGCGATACACTCGCTTTCCGTCGTGAACTCTTTCGTGATGCGCCATGCGCCAGAGTTGCAACGGAACACGGTAAAGGTCGTCGCGCTCGTGCCGAACGTGATAGAGGAGCCCTTTGTCGCCGCGCTGTCGTTGCCGAGAATGGCCTTGACAAGCGGATGAAACACGCCCTTGAAATAGCGGACTCCGCCGCGAATAATGACCTTGTAATAGCAAAGGCCACCGCGAGGAGCTACGTCTCCGTCGGAGTCCGTGACCTCGCTCGACTGCGTATCCTTGGTCGCGCCGTGAATAGCGGCGTGTACCTCGTCCGTCTTGTCGTCCGTTTCCAGCGCAAGAGAGCCAGAGGCGAACATATCGACCTTTTCGGCGAGCGCGTCGTCGGCGTAGAGTTCGCCGGATGCGTTCGTAACGGTGAGGTCAGCCTTGACGAGCTTACCCACGGTTACGACTTTCTCGTAATCGTAGGTAGGGAGCGCGCCGTCCGGCGTGGTTTTCGTCGGGGCGAAGATAGGACGCTTTGCGCCAAACTGTGCCATAATAAAACCTCCTAAAAGTTTTTCGATTTGAGAAAGTCGTCGTACACTCGAGCCGCCGCGTCGATTGCCCGGTCTGCCGCTTTCTCGTTTGCTGTTTGGATGAATGGGCGGGCGGGCTGTCCGTGTTTTCCGAACTCGTCCACGAAAGCGACCTCGGCGGCGCGGCGCTTGTTGCCGTGTCGCCGAGTGCCTTTCGGGTAAATGTAGATTGCTCGCCCGTCCGCTGTTTTCTTGAGCTTTTTATCGTAGGAAATGCTTTGCGCCGTCTCGCCGGTGCTGTACTCGCCGGAGAGCATAGCGCGCGCCTCGGCCTCCTGCGCCGGGGCGATAACTTCCGCCTCCGCGACGAGCATTTCGAGGACTACCTCGTCCGGGAGTTCTGCGATAGCGTCGAAGCCGCCGACGAGCTCCTCGAGCCCGCTCGTGGATAGATTAGCCATCGTCAACGCCTCCCGCGATTTCGCACTCAAAGGCGTAATGCTGTCCGTTTTTATCGGAGGCCGGAGTCACCGTCGGGCGGG